CTTCAACGGTTAATTTATCGTCATCGTTTTTCTGTAGTTCAAAATCGCTTATGAAGTTATAAGGCATTAGTTATTCCTCATCCTCTTGTAAGCGTCTTCCCATGCTTTAGGTGGAGTAAGTCCACCACCTATGGCTTTTGTTTCTACGTCATCATTGAAGACAATGTACCTAGCCTTGTAAGGAACAAACTTACATTTAGCAGTAGGATGTATTTTCTGCACAAGTGCCTTTCTTGATTCGTTATCCTCTTCCTCATCTATTTTCCTTATTCTGAAATAGACACCCATCATGGAAGCGCAAAATATATTGGCTATTTGAACCAGAAAGCGGATTCCGAAAAGTAGTAAAATGTTTATCAAAGCTACTCTTCCAGTATCCGTTTTCACGTCTGATTGTTTGAATAGATTTTTTAGATCCTCTACAATTTTCTTCCTTTCCATTGTAGAGATCGCTGTACGTGTCTTTTGCTTCTGTTTATCGAATATGGCTCTATCTTCTTTTAAAGTCTCATATTCTTCTTTTAATATTTCTGCTAGTTCTTCCTTCTGGCTTATTTGAGCCAAACTTTCCAGGGTGGGATTAACCGCTTGCATACCAGCCGCAAAAATAATAGCAGAAAAAACACCTATCATAATAAACTTCTGAACGGCATGAAATACCTTTGATTTCCCTATCTTAATTACTGCTAGCACCAGTACAAACAGTTCCAGCAAAGCCGCTAAATACAATGGTTGCCAAGCACCTTGTTCATAGAAATGTACATAATACCTAGCAGACTCCGTTATCATAAAAAATGAAGCAAAGGCAATGATAATAGATAAGATGCCGACAAATATAGATTTCTTCCAATTTATTTTTTTTAAAAAGTTCATGTTACTCTCCTCTTTATATTTATATTTTTTTATAAATAAAGATAGATGAAATATAAATTTGTGGGGGTATATCTCATGGTAGCAACTAGTGATAGATTTACAGAAAACAATCCTCTATCGGATTCAAATATGGCTATAATTGTCACGTCATTTGACGGACACATGATGTTTTTAAAAAATACCTTATTAGGGTATAAGTCTTCTGGTAAATACGTAATATGCTCATTTGACAGGCATCATGCAACTATTCCAGAGGACACTTTTAAGATTCCTCACTCATGGACATTTAAACATAAAACCTACGGAGCAGAGAAGAGAAACGGCTGGTTATGGGATATCGTTTACGGTGCTGGAGTAATTAATCTTTTTGAAAATTTTGAGTATGTCTTCACGGTAAACGGAGATTGTGTATGGGATAAACCGCAAGGAGTGGAAGACGTTATCAAATTACTAGGAGACAATGATATAATGTCTTCAAGTTCTAACGGAATAATTCATACGTGTAGTGTTATCTGGAAACGACCAACCTTTTTAGGCTTTGTATCTTATATAAGAAAGATGCTAAAGAAAAACACACCAAAGTCTCACTCACCAGAAGTACTTCTTAGAGATTGGTCTATAAATAACAAGATAAAAGTTAAGGTTCCTCCAGTTCAAGCTAGGTATCCAAAAGGACATCTACACGCTGGAGCGATAGACCATTATAGCTCTTATCACCAAGACAGCACATGGAAAAGACTTTTAGGATATAGGAATTTAGGTGGAGAACACAAGTGGTCATGTCTTGAACATCTTGAACCAGTTCCGAAAAGATATTTCGATTTAAGGGAAAACGGAAAGTATTTGAGCAAGCATGAAAAAGACACACTCCTAAATTTCTATCTTACACAAGATAGAAGGTGGCTCTACATGTACTGGGATCAAGGAGAAGATTCTTGGTACAATAGAAAGTATCATCCTCTTGAGCACTACGGAAATAAACCTTTACATGATGACTCAAGAAGGAAAGAACTTGGGCCAGATTCAGAAAGAAAGGGATTGTTTGACAGGTTCAATTTGGACTTTGTTAACAAGGAGGACTAATGAAATACAAATTAGATTTATTGAAAGATGAGTATGATGAAAGGGATTACATGTTAGAGGATTCAATATGTCCGAAGTGTGGATATCCTATGGGGTCTGATTTACATGAATTAGAATGTGAAGACAAAGTTAGAGTAACAAGTGCTGATGTTAATGTAGTAGATTGGACTCCGTATATGAGTCCTGTGAAAGATCAAGGTCAACTTGGATCTTGTGTGGGATTTGCTGTAGCGGCAATGAAAGAATTTCAAGAACAGAAAGAACACTATGAAGAAGTAATGAACGGAAAAAAGTACAGAAGGGAACAGGATCATTATGACTTATCGGAAGCATGGGTTTACTGGAACTCAAAGAAGATAGATCCTTGGCCAGACTCAGAAGGAACAAGTATCAGATGTGCAATGAGAGTTCTTCATAAGATAGGAATTCCATGTGAAGCTGGATGGGAGTATGACGATAGATTTAAAGGAGAACCTAAGTCATGGGCGCATCTTGTGGCTAAATGGGGTCTGATTGATTCTTACTGGAGAATAAACGGATTAGATGATTTGAAACTTGCTTTGAATGATCAACCAGTAGTAATTGGAGTGGCTTGTTTCAGAGAAATATTTAGTCCTGTTAACGGAGTAGTTTCTTATCCAGCTAATCCAAATGAATTACTAGGTGGTCATGCTATTTGTATAGTTGGATATAATGACGATAAACAACTAGTCAAGTTTAAAAATAGCTGGAGCACTTACTGGGGAGAAGAGGGATATGGGTATCTCCCTTATGAATATATTAACGATTTTATGTGGGATGCTTGGGTTGCCAAGGATCTTAGAGTAACAAGAAAAATTCTACAAGAAAGAGCAGGAGATGATTTAATATGAGCCAATTTACTACACCTTGCAGAGTGGAAGTAATTGGAAAAAATCTATTTAAAATAATAGAGCCGTTTGAATATCACGTAGGAACGTATCCATCGGAAGAAATAATATCAGTACCAGTAAATTTTATAACTGATTTTGCATCTGTACCAAGAATTTTTTGGCCCATTATTTCTCCAATAGACGAACATGCTAAAGCGGCAGTAATACATGATTGGATGTATAAATACAACTATGCCAAAAAATCAAGATGTGAAGAGATATTTAATGAAGCCATGAAAGTACTAGATGTTCCAGATTGGAAGAGAATCTGCATTTACTGGAGTGTCTATACTTTTGGATGGTACACATGGATACGATATAGGAGGATGTATGATTACAAGAGAATATGTGTCTAAGTTAAATGAGGGGCCAGAAAAGGATTATGCGAGATATGTACTAAAAGGATATATGGACAATGATAAATGGGCTACTAAAGCATTGAAAAATGTAGGAGTGCTTTTGACTAGTCATCCAAGTAACAGACCATTTTTAAAGGCTTCTGTAGAGACTCATAAAAAATTGGGATTCTGGTTAACGGTAGTCTATGATAACTACTGGAATCCAGAACATAAAGATATCACTTACGATAAGTACATGCCAAGAAGAGAAGTATTCGATGAAATTGATACCTTTCTAATTTCTCACCATCAAACTTGGGGAGGAGTTTTATATCCCTATTTCTGGTGTCTGTCATTGGGTCTACAAACAATGGGAGGATTTGAGTATGTCTTTTGCTCTAACGGAGATTGTATCTTGGAGAAGCCAGAGGGATTTCCTAAGATCATGGAAATGCTAGGAGATGCTGATATCATGGGTTGTGGATGGGAGAATAATAATGGAAGAGAACTTTTCAATACCACGTCATGGATTGCAAAGACTAAAGCCGCTCAAGCAATGATGAAGCATTTTCAAGATCATTTAATTCCTATAGACAATTATGAAAAATACGGAGAACGATTTGGGAATACTGAATCAAGATTTGCTATAGCAATTAAAGAGTTGGGATTGAAAGTAGTAAAAGTTCCTAAAAATCCTCCAAGTACTCAGGTGCATAAGCCTGGGGGTACGTGGAATGAGATCTTAGGATTCAGGCATATACACGGTGAATGGAACTATGCTCATCGGTATAAAGACATTCCTCCTCCAGCAAAATACATAGATCCTACTTACTGGAAGAAGAAAAGAGAACTTGTAGAAAACTACTATAAGACTAAAGATAAGAAATTTTTGAATCAATGGTATAAAACTAGATAAAATATTATAAATATAAAAGAATAGGAATACTTATATAAAGGAGGGGAGAAGATGACAGGCATAGAAGTTACTTATGTAAATGCTACTACATTTACTATAGATGGAAACTTAACAGATATCTTTGTCGCTGGCAAAAATATAAAGGCAGATTGCGGAGCAGATGGATTTAAATTCGGCAAGGTTGCATCCAGTTCATGGGCTAGTAATACTACTACTGTAATTCTAACTACGGAATCAGATGATTTGACTAGTAATTTAGACCAAGTATGGTATGAAGCTGAACCACATATGGATGATGGTAGACCTATAGTTAGAGCGGATACACGTCCTATAGATACCGAGACATATTTCACTATGGCTGGTGATGGTGTTGGAATCGGTGACGGAAAACATCTTGAATGGGATTTCACAAATGACGATGACTTATATGATGGGCCAGAAGTTCCTAGTGGAATGAAATGCAAAAAAATAGAACTTACCTTTCATTGTCCAGTATATTTGAAAGATGGTACGATTTACTTCTTCAATGCTCTATTTGGGTCTTATATTGATATGGATGTAGTGGTTCCATCTGGAGCTTACTACCCAAATCCTGCTGGCTCCATTCCAGCGGCTAATTTGGGTCTATCGGGAAACAAGATGTATGCTCAAGCAAACGGAGATGTAGTATATCAAAGATACGTAAACAAACATCATATGAAAGAAGATTGTCCAATGGGAGATGAGCTAAATGCAGAAGGAGCGGCAATTAGTCCAATCCCTCCAGGGTGGAAAATAAGAGGACTTATTATTGTTCCAGAAGATGACACTTCAAGCAAAGGATATGGATCTCTTGAAATGTATAGATGTCACACGGTTTTACTACCTGGAGAGACTCTAGAAACTATTCATTAAGAGGTAACACACAATGACTTGGAAAGGATACGAACAAGACAAATGGAGTGGTAAGACATCAGATAAAAAATGGTTTCCTCATACAGTTGATAGAAACGATATACAAAAAATAGAAGACACTCTTAACAATGAGAGTACTCTTGTGTACTTTGAATTCAATGATATCAACGGTAAAATAAACAGGATTAGGAATTTAGGAAAAGCAACAAAAAAATATATAACAGTAAAAATAAGACACGAACAATCACTAGCTCCTAATTGGGTAAGAGTATATTACATTACTCCAGACAAAGATGGTGTTGACAAGTCTACAATAGATTTCTTTGTAAATGTTAAAGATTTCTATCTAGTAAAAGATAAAGGAAAATGGATATTGGATAGTAGAACTTCTATTAATATTACAGAAGATACCATTGAATAAAAAATGGCTATAAGTATATTAAATCAAACAGTTATCACTAGAAGCGCACCTCTAAGTACTACTGAGACATATTCACATACTGTTAGTGCAGGAAGTGACACTTTACTTCTTGTTCAAATAACAGGGCAACCAGAAGAAACTGGTGTTACTTTTAGTTTAGTATGGGATGCCGCAGGAGCAAATGAAGCTCTTACGGAAATAGGTTCTGGTTTCCAAGATGAAAATGATGCTTTAGCTCATTCCTTTTATCTAGTTAATCCAACCCCAGGTAATTCGTTAATTACCGTAACCATGAATACCACATGGAGTACTCCTGCTACTATAAGCGTAATTGCTTATACGTTAGAGGGTGTGGATCAGTCAAGTCCAATAAGAGATTCTGATGGAGATGCAGGAGATGACGATACCTTTTCTGGTACGGTAACTACCGTTTCTGGTGACTTTCTTGCTGTTGCCACTATTCAAGAAAACACAGCTACTACTTTTACTTTAGATGACTCTACATTTACAGTTACCTATCTTCAAGATCAAGTTGAAATTGGGATAGATGCTACATATTCTTCTGGTTATGGTACGGCAGATACCACTAGTGAAACAGGTACAGTTACTTCATCTGATACAGATCATACAGCTATATTTGTAGTTGCAGTTGCTCCTGCCGCTTCTAGTAGTTCATCCTCAAGCTCAAGCTCCGTAAGCTCTTCGTCAAGTTCAAGCTCAAGCTCCAGTTCTCTAAGCTCCAGTTCTCTAAGCTCTTCGTCAAGCTCCGCAACTCCAGCAACTAAAGTATGGGGTCAACAAACAGGAACAGAAGAAGATCATCAAAATACGTTTACAGGAAATTGGACTACTAGCGGAGGATGGTTTCCTTCTGGAAGCGGAGATACAGAGACTTTACAAACTTCGGCAGGATGCCTACAAGTCTCCATTTGCCAAGATTGGTACTTGGGAGCATTTGAAGCAATAATTTTTGTAGACAAATATCGTACAGGTAGCGGCCCTGCTCCGATAATTTACTATAAGACAGCCGCTCAAAGAACAGGTTTATCATCTGCAACATGGACTCTTTATAACGGAGTAAGTTTTACTAGTTTGGGATGGGTAAGATTAAAAATCATACATGCATAAGGAATAAGTAATGCCAGTTTCACAAGCTACAGCTACAGCAAGTACTACTACAACATCTGCAACATATGGATTGTTGTCTGGTATGACTCTGACTCCAGGTGCAGGAAACTACATCCTTTCATTTGATGCATCTGCTCAATGTAGTGATGAATCCAGAGTATTCTTTCAAGTATTTGTTAATGGTGTGGCTGTAGGACATACCCAAAGAGTCTTCTTTATGGAAGGTTCTATTGTCAATAGACAAACTAGTGTAAAGATTTATGCTTACCTTCCAAATGTTGGTGCTGGACAAGCAGTAGAAATTAGATGGTATAGGGATACCGCTGGAACGGCTACTTGTTATGATAGAACATTAGTTTTACAAAAAGTTAATGCATCTGATATCAGTCAAGCAACCGCAACCGCTCTGACAAATACTACCAGCACTACAAACGTACAGATGAACAGCATGACTCTGACTCCAGGGGTTGCTGGTAATTACATAATTTACTTCTCCTCATCCATATACGGAACATCGGAAGCAGATAATTATCTTTCTGTTTATATCAACGGAGTACAGGTTACTCATAGTATAAGAAGAAATTTTCAAGATGCTTCTACTCCTAATACTGAATATATTTTCGGTCTTGTCATTGGTGCATCCGTTGGGGCTAGTGATACAATAGAAATCCGCTGGAGAACTTCTTCTGGTGACACGGCATATGCACGTAGCAGAACTTTAATAGCTCAAAGAATAACTAGTTATAATCAAGTAACTGGCACATCCACGCTTCAAACTACTTCTGCTACCTATGGCTTAATGGGGTCAATGGCAATCACTCCTGCCGCTGGAAGCTACATTGCGTTCTTTACTACAAGTGTATATCTAAGTACATCAACCAATTCAGAGATACGGTATACCTTATATAGTGCAGGAGCGCAAATTGCTCATACGGCACGTATATCTGAATATGATTCTTCATATGACCAGATAACTCCTCTTCCAGCCGCTACTCATGCGTATATAACAGGTCTTACTGGATCACAGCAAGTTGATGTTAGATGGAATAGGGAAACTGGTACTGCAAATGTGATTAACCGTACATTTGTTCTTGTTCCAGCGGAAGTAAGCTCTTCTTCAAGTTCTACTTCTTCGTCAAGTTCAAGCTTTAGTGGTTCAAGCTCATCTTCGTCAAGCTCCAGTTCTCTAAGCTCTTCGTCAAGTAGCTCATCTTCATCGTCCAGTTCGTCAAGCAGTTCCTCTTCGTCATCGTCAAGTTCCTCTTCGTCATCGTCAAGTTCCTCATCCTCAAGCTCTTCGTCAAGCTCTACAAGCTCTTCTTCAACTTCTTCTTCTTCTGCTTCAAAGGCTACGGTAACATGGGGTCACGATACAGGAGTAGAGGAAGATGTTGCCAGAGATTTTTCTGGAAACTGGGAACTATCTAACGTCACAGTAAGCGGTTCGGGTGATTCTGAAACATTAACCTTCTGGTGTCCTACAGCTACAGCTATTTCAGAGGAATGGCTTTTAGGAGCAATGTCTTCTGCTCAAATCGTTTTAGACAAATATGATGCCTTGGCAGAGGGGCCAGCAATCGGAGTAGAATATAAAACTTCTACAACAAAAATAGGATTAGGTAGTATAGGGTGGACTCCGTATAACGGAAATGAGTTTACTAGTTTAGGATGGGTGCAGATAAGAATTTTCAAAGGTCTTGACGTACATGCGGAAGCAGGAATACTGGGAAGTACTGCTACTGACTCTGTATCCGCTTCCATTTCAATACCTCCATCTGGTTACTATGCTGAACCTTGTGGATGTCCTTTAAATAGAGTAGTTGTGGCTGGTGTGTCATGGGAAGATGCATCCACAGGAAGTTATGTTGCTTCGTGTCAATTTAACGGCATAGACATGACTTTAATATCTGGTGCGGAAGCAGTAGCTCCTAATAGCAGAATAAGCAATATTCAGCTTTATGCAATTTATGAAAACCAGTTACCATCTGTAGGTGGAGAGTATACTATAACCGCTCAGATTTCTGGAGCTAATGAACCAGATGTTCAACCATACTTAACTGCCGTAGTTCTACAGGATATTAAACAAAGAATACCAGAAGTAAGTAAAACGATAGAAATACAAAGAGCGGCTGGTTTACAAACATTTTCTCATTCTGTACCAGTAAGTGCTGGTGACTCATTTAGTCATATAATTCTACATCATTTGATCAATAGTGAAGGAATTGGAGATTCCCCACCTAGTGGTGGTGTGTATTTATCTCATAGTAATAGTCAAATTGAAGTATTTAATGAAGCTAATGATAACAGTACAGTAGGATTAACTTATAAAACAGTTCCATCTGGTGGTGGCACATATACATGGAGTCATACTTTAAGTAGTGGTGTAATAATTCAAAGACATATGATTTTCGCAAGTCTATGGGATAGGGAACCATGCTTAAATCCCACTACTATAGATGACGTTACTCTGACAAGCTCATCTTCGTCAAGCTCAAGTGAATCATCTTCGTCAAGTTCTTCGTCAAGCTCCAGTTCTCTAAGCTCTTCAAGCTCTTCTCTTTCATCTTCATGTCCTCCTACTATTATAGAAGATATAGGTCTGCAATCCTCATCCTCAAGCTCCAGTTCATCTAGTCAATCGTCTTCGTCAAGTTCGTCTTCGTCATCTAGTAGTTCGTCAAGTTCAAGCAGTTCGTCTTCGTCCAGTTCGTCCTCTTCAAGCTCAAGCTCCAGTTCCAGCGAATCTTCGTCCAGTTCGTCCTCAAGTTCTTCTTCTTCGTCCAGTTCCAGTTCGTCCAGTTCGTCCTCAAGTTCTTCTTCTTCGTCCAGTTCCAGTTCGTCCAGTTCGTCAAGTTCATCCTCATCGTCAAGCAGTTCAAGCTATAGCTCATCCTCATCGTCAAGTTCTTCTTCGTCCAGTTCCAGTTCGTCCAGTTCGTCCTCATCGTCAAGTAGCTCTTCTTCGTCATCTAGTAGTTCGTCTTCGTCTTCGTCAAGTTCAAGCGAGTCATCTTCAAGTGCTGTTCCGTTTGGTTGTCCTGTAGATGTTACAATGAACACATGTACAATAAGCGGAGGAGATCACATTTCTCTATGCAATTGTTTTGATGACGATGTGTTATGTATTAATGAATGTACTGGTGCTCCAGGTTTTGATGCTGATTTTACTTTTGAAGGATTGAATCCTTCTTTTCAATATACAGTTACTATAAGATTTAGATATAATCCTGCCAATCCTGCTCATATTATAAAATTAAGAATATATAACTACAATACTCTTTCTTATGATAACGTAACGGCAGATTCTACAGATTTCCCACAAAATGCTAACTACCAGACTAAGGTATTTAACTTACCTAGTACAATGACTAATTACGTTAGTGGTGGTGTGGCTGTACTTAAAACCATACATACGTCACCTGGAAATACACTTCACAAATTTTGTATAGACTGTATGAATTTAGCTGTAGGGTCATCTTCGTCAAGTTCATCCTCATCGTCACTTAGCTCTTCGTCAAGTTCCAGTAGCTCTTCATCCTCAAGTAGTTCGTCCTCAAGCTCTAGCAGTTCGTCAAGTAGCTCAAGCAGTTCGTCCTCAAGTTCTAGTAGTTCGTCCTCATCGTCAAGTAGCTCCAGTAGCTCATCTTCATTTTCTAGTAGCTCATCCTCAAGTTCAAGTAGTTCGTCTTCGTCATCCTCAAGTTCAAGTAGCTCCAGTAGCTCATCCTCAAGTTCAAGTAGCTCCAGTAGCTCATCCTCATTTTCTAGTAGTTCGTCTTCGTCTTCATCGTCAAGTAGCTCATCCTCAAGTTCAAGTAGCTCCAGTAGCTCATCCTCAAGTTCAAGTAGCTCATCCTCATCCTCAAGTTCTTCTTCATTTTCTAGCAGTTCGTCCAGTTCGTCAAGTAGCTCATCGTCAAGTTCAAGTAGCTCATCGTCAAGTTCAAGTAGCTCATCGTCAAGTTCTAGTAGTTCATCCTCAAGCTCAAGCTCATCCAGTTCCAGCGAATCTTCGTCAAGTAGCTCAAGTAGCTCATCGTCAAGTTCTAGTAGTTCGTCAAGCTCAAGCTCCAGCGAATCTTCATCCAGTTCCAGCGAATCATCGTCAAGCAGTTCAAGTAGCTCATCGTCAAGTTCTAGTAGTTCGTCAAGTTCAAGCTCCAGCGAATCTTCGTCAAGTAGCTCAAGTAGCTCATCGTCAAGTTCAAGTAGTTCGTCAAGTTCAAGCTCCAGCGAATCTTCGTCAAGTAGCTCTTCATCGTCAAGTAGCTCATCGTCAAGTTCCAGTAGCTCATCGTCAAGTTCCAGTAGTTCGTCTTCGTCATCGGAAAGTTCAAGTAGCTCTTCATCGTCAAGTAGCTCTTCCTCAAGTTCTAGTAGTTCGTCCTCAAGTTCAAGTAGCTCATCGTCAAGTTCCAGTAGTTCGTCTTCGTCATCGTCAAGTTCCAGTAGTTCGTCTTCGTCATCGGAAAGTTCAAGTAGCTCTTCATCGTCAAGCAGTTCGTCCTCAAGTTCTAGTAGTTCGTCTTCGTCAAGCTCCAGCTTTAGTAGTTCGTCAAGTTCAAGTAGCTCATCTGAAAGTTCAAGTAGCTCAAGTAGTTCGTCTTCGTCATCCTCAAGCTCAAGTAGTTCGTCTTCATCGTCAAGCAGTTCAAGTAGCTCATCGTCAAGTTCAAGTAGCTCAAGCAGTTCAAGTTCTTCCTCTGAAAGTTCAAGTAGTTCGTCTTCGTCATCGTCAAGTTCCAGTAGTTCGTCTTCGTCATCGTCAAGTTCAAGTAGCTCATCGTCAAGCTCTAGTAGTTCATCTTCGTCAAGCTCCAGCTTTAGTAGTTCGTCAAGCTCTTCATCAGAATCATCTTCCTCAAGTAGCTCCAGCGAATCAAGTAGCTCATCCTCAAGTTCAAGCAGTTCGTCCTCAAGTTCTAGCAGTTCGTCTTCGTCAAGCTCCAGTAAATCAAGTTCAAGTAGCTCAAGTAGCTCATCTGAAAGTTCATCTTCGTCAAGCAGTTCGTTCTCTTCGTCAAGTAGCTCAAGTAGCTCATCCAGTTCGTCAAGCAGTTCGTCCTCAAGCTCCAGCGAATCAAGTAGTTCAAGCAGTTCGTCCTCAAGTTCTAGTAGTTCCTCCTCATCTTCTTTTAGCTCATCCTCATCCAGTTCATCAAGCAGTTCGTCCTCAAGTTCTAGTAGTTCGTCAAGCTCAAGCTCCAGTAAATCAAGTTCAAGTAGCTCCAGTAGCTCATCTGAAAGTTCATCTTCGTCAAGTAGCTCATCCAGTTCGTCAAGCAGTTCGTCCTCAAGTTCTAGTAGTTCGTCTTCGTCAAGCTCTTCAAGTAGCTCATCCTCAAGTTCAAGTAGCTCATCCTCAAGTTCAAGTAGTTCGTCTTCGTCAAGCTCCAGTTCTCTAAGCTCTTCAAGCTCTAGTAGTTCATCCAGCGAATCATCTTCGTCAAGCAGTTCGTCCTCAAGTTCTAGTAGTTCGTCTTCGTCAAGCAGTTCATCCTCATCCAGTTCTTCCTCATCTGAATCATCTTCAAGCTCAAGCGAATCAAGCTCAAGCTCCAGTATTAGTTCATCTTCAATTTCTTCTTCCTCATCATCAGTTAGCTCATCGTCAGTTAGCTCATCGTCATCTAGTAAATCTTCGTCAAGTGAATCTTCGTCAAGTTCGTCAAGTTCGTCTAGCGAATCAAGTTCAAGCAGTTCAAGTTCTGTTAGCTCAAGCAGTTCGTCACGGTCATCTTCGTCAAGCTCAAGTTCGTCAAGCTTTAGCAGTTCGTCAAGCTCAAGTTCGTCAAGCGTAAGCAGTTCTTCTTCTTCGTCCAGCGAATCAAGTTCAAGCAGTTCAAGTTCTTCCTCTGAAAGTTCATCCTCTTCATCAAGCTCCAGTTCGTCAAGCAGTTCTGAATCATCCTCTTCAAGCTCCAGTTCGTCAAGCAGTTCGTCCTCATCCAGTTCTTCCTCAAGTTCGTCAAGCAGTTCCAGCGTGAGCAGTTCCAGTAGTTCTGTATCTTCGTCAAGTTCCAGCGTGAGTTCTTCTTCAAGTAGTTCCTCATCTGTGAGTTCTTCTTCGTCAAGTGAAAGTTCATCTTCGTCTTCGTCCAGTTCGTCTTCGTCTTCGTCAAGCTCCAGTTCCGTAAGTTCCTCATCCAGTTCATCTTCGTCAAGTAGCTCATCGTCCTCAAGCTCAAGTTCTTCAAGTTCAAGTTCCTCAAGTAGTTCGGTTAGCTCATCTTCAAGCTCTGTATCATCTTCTTCTTCGTCATTTAGTTCATCCTCATTTAGCTTTAGTTCTTCAAGCTCCAGCTTGTCTTCAAGCTCTTCGTCTAAGTCATCGTCTTCCTCATCATTTAGAGAAGAAGGAGGAGGAGGATATCCTGTATATCCTGTAGCACCAAGAAGACCAGAATTTATTTGGTTCGATATTTCTTCCTCTTCGTCAAGTAGCTCTTCGTCAATATCCAGTAGCTATAGCAGTAGTTCATGGTCATCAACCTCAAGCTCTTCAAGTGTGAGCAGTTCTTCAAGCTCAAGTGCTATCAAAGTTACTGTACAGATACCAAAGAAATTTAATAAACAAATGATAATAAAGGTAACGGAGCCTAAGAGGAAGAAACCAAAGAAAGAAATTAGAATCAATGTTACCTTGAAAGAAGAAGTAAAAGAAGATTTGATTAAAGCCATACCAGCAAAGGAGAAAACAAAACAAGCGATTGGAATAGATATAAAAACGATCAAATCTAGTTAAAATTTTATAAATATTAATGAAAGCTTATACATTTTAGGAGAAGTAATTATGAATATCAAAATAAATGAACCTAAAACATTAGAATTTAACGTAGATACAAAAGGATGTAAAGAAGAGGATCTTAAAGGATATTTAAGATTTGTCTTTGAAGATGTAGAGTATGGATTTCCTGCTACTTTTAAATCTGGCACTATTAGAGTAAAAGTTCCAGCTTTCCAAACTCTTTTAAGTAATCGTCTTACAGAATCTATTTCTAATCACAAAGAAGTTACTGTAAATGCTCGACTAGACATTGTGGCTAACAATGAAGCTTTCGTGACTCCTTGGGAAAATGAAATAGACATTGAGGTTCCTGTAGACATTCAAGTTAAAGAAGAGAAGAAGTCTGTTATCACAGAGAAGAAAAAAATGAATGTCAACGATCCTAAGTTATTTGAAGCATTTGACGATGCCGTTAAAACCAGCAAGTTTAAAGATGCATTGGAAAAGGACATCAAACCAGAAGTGAAAGTGGATGAACCTAAAGAAGAAGACGTAGATGAGATGTGTGGAGCGGATCATAAGAAGAAGAAAAAGAAAGTTAAAGAAGATCCAGATCCAGTTCCAGTCAAATCTAGGTTAGCTCAATCACTAGCTGAAATTTACGTTAAGGAGAAATAATTATGCCAGTCAAACCAGAGAAAGGACAAAAGAGATGGCAGTATATGGATAAGTGTATGCATGAGATCACTCATAAATCAAAAAAAGAAAGATCACATGAACAAAGACTAGCCATTTGTTTAGGACAATGGGCTGAATTCTCTAACGAAGATGCCATATTGAATAAATTTGATTTACTTCTAATTGGAGAAGAGATGAAATGTCCAGAAGGACAAAAATACTGACCAGTTAAAGGTGAATGTGTACCAGTTGGTACAGGAAGAAAAATCAGACAAAGACAAAGACAAGGCAATGGAAAGGGAATGGGAGAATGACTCTAATTGATAAAATAGACAGATTACTAGTAGAACGCTATAGTGGGCCTACCGTTACTGTTACATGGGAGTTATGTGATCCTAAAGACTGGGATGGAGACACATGTACAGAAGTAGACATTAATCTTGGATTCTATCACACACCAGAAGAAAAAGAAATGGGATATATAAGAGTTCCAGAAACCTTTGAATTAGAAACAGTAGAGTTCGCTGAAAATATTACATACATGGGAAAGAAATATCGCTATGGACAAGCATTTCCAAAGCAATTAAGAAAACATGTCATGCAGTTTAGAGATCCTGTAGGACGTGCTGGATTCAAAAAAGGAAACTGGGAGTCATTTGTTAATAGGCAATTGTATGAAAAACTTGGTGTAGAACATAGATACATAGCGTAAATAGTTTGTTTACATTTACTTCCGAGTGGGGTATAATATGGACATCATTAATAAAATAGATAAACTACTAGGAGATCAAACTTCTGGAGCCACCACTACAGGTAACGTAGCAACTAACCTAGCTAAAGGACATGTAGATGTTATAGGTGGTGTACGTAGAGGAGTGAGTAGTATAGGTTATCAATGTCCGAAAGGTCAAGTATGGGATAAGACTACAAGGAAATGTGTTCCTTCAAAGAATGAGTCAAGTGTTGTGGGAGGATCATATATAGCTGGAAGTACAGTTAACATTGTGGGATCTGGACAAACCAGAGTTTGGGGAGACAGGCTCAGATGGATGATTGACCTTGATAGGAAAGAACCAGTAGAAGAAGAAATACCAGATAAAGCAGAACAAAATATTGAGATGAGGAAAGGATTAAAGTTTAACAACATATTAGGAGCCTACGTTCCGCAAGGAGATACGGAGATTGAGCCAAGATATGTTGAAGGAGAAGTATGATGAACTTAGTAGACAAATATTTGAAAGAAGACATGATTATTGAAGCTAGTAAAATGTATAAAAGCTTTGCTGATAGAATAAAAAGAGCCAAATCTGCTAAAGACATAACTAAGGTTTTAGGAGATATCAAAAAAGCCGTTAATACTAAAGATATAGACCAGAAAGAAGCTATAAAATTAGCTGATATGGCAGATGATAGATTGGAGGAAGTATAAATGTCTGATATAGATATTCTAGACAAAATTGAAGTAGAACAGTTAATCCAAGACACAAAAGAATTCATGGAAGATCCAGAGCTTGCAGAAGCCGCTGTTAAAACCGCTGGCTGGACAAAATCTTCTGTAGAAAAATTTGGGAAGACAATCGGAAAAGAACCTGGGAAAAAAGGATTCTTTGATGCATGTGTTATGAAGATGAAGGGAAGGGTAAACGATCCAGAAGGATTTTGTGCAAGTCTTAAAGACAAATACTACGGAAATACGGACTGGAGAGGAAAAGACAAAGAGAAGTGAAGCTAAAGCAATTTCTTAAAGAAGGTCAATGACCGCTTCAAACCATGTACGGTGAAATGCCTACAGGTGGTAGGTTTGGCCCTTATACAGAATATGAATTAGCCGCTCAAAACATGGCAGAAGCGGCACATTGCATACTTGGATCATTGGCTAAGTTAAATAGTAATACTCCTTTTTGGATGGAGAAAGGACACATTAAAGAAGAAATGGGTATTATAGAAAGAGCCATGAAAGAGTATACTAGAGATGTTTATCTTGGACGTGTCTTTAGACCTGAAAATGCTAAGAAAACAATAGAGTCTGTTAAGAAAGCCGCTCCTAGATTAGAAAAAGATGCAATGAGCGCAAGACGTAGAGTAAGTAAAAATCTACCAAAGGAAATACAGGATCTAGCAAAATATGCATATGATTTTTTAGTTCTTTTAGCAAGAAAGCTTTTAGATAGTGTAGAGCAAATAGAAAAAGGAAATATGGTAAACGCTTATAGAAATACTATACTACAAGCTTCTGTTAAAAATCTAAGAAAAATGGTAGATAGGTTTTTGAAGTTATCAGATGAAGGAACAATAGAAGATCCATATGTAAAACCACAACCCAAGCTAAAAGTTAAACGTGTTCCTAAAGGAACCATAGCAAAGATGACAAAGAAACAAAAAGAAGAGCAAAAGAACAGAAGAAAAGAATTAGAAAAAATGGACATAATGGATCTGCTATTCAAAAAGGATATATGAAGAAGAAGTTAAAAATAGACGAAACAATTTGGTCTGCTTATAACTATCCAGATGACGGAAGAGGAATATCAACTGATGACGATAGACCACCAGGGAATATCCTCATAGGCACTAAGTTTAAGCCTACCGACTACTTCAACAAATTGACTACATTTGCTAGAAACTGGGATTACGATGATGGTGAATGGACATGGGATCATTTTGAAATGGCTGGAGGAATGGAGGATTACGATAACTATTCTCAAACACTCCAAGCTATGAAATCATTGTTTCCAGAAGAAACATGGAAAAACATTTGGAAGCGAATGACTCAAGTAGGTGATAAAGAAACCACTAGAGATTTTGCGAAAGCTGGACAACCCCACAGAGATGCGAGTACTCAGTTAGGAAAAGACAAGGAGGATGTAGCTTTACCTCCAAAGGAGATTCAAGCAGAGGACTTGGTAAAGAGAATTGATAAACTCACCTTGTAATAGATGCAAGATGTATTGGGAAGATGTGAAATATTGCCCACATAAAAAAATATTTCTACCCAAAGAAAAATGTAAGGATTTTGAAGTGAAAGAAGAAGATCCAAATAAACATGTTATTAGGAGGTCACTATATGAATAAAAAACAAAGAATAGAAGAGGAATATTACAAAGATCCAGATTTTAATAGAAGAAATTTAGCCAAAGAACTAGATGTAGACGAAGCATATATAAGAAGCATAATTAGACCATTAAAGAAAAACACAATTAGACAAGGACATAAACCTCCAGAGGAATTTAGGGAGTTCAATAGAACATCAGAAAACAGAGCAAAACTTGACCTTCAATCAATTACAATTACTACTTTAGAACAAGCCTTGGAAGTAGCAGAAGTAGATTTGACTCAATGGAAAGTAGACAGGTATCATATTGGTAGCTGGCAAGTAACTATGAAACTCCGTAAAGAGACTGGGGAATATGATAAACAAGGAAGACCGATTTATGTAGATGAGCCTAAAACAGTAACCATGTATAAGATTCAAGTATGGCTAGTCAAACTCCATAACATGGAATGGGTAGAAGCCATTAGAAATCTTATTAAAGAAGTACCAAAGATGAGGACTCCGAAAGTAACACGTCCAGAAATTGAAGATCTTGGAAGATACCTTTTGGAAGTAGCTTTGATGGATGTTCATTTTGGTATGCTGGCATGGGGAAAAGAAACAATGCATGATTACGATATAGACATTGCTGAAAATCTTTTTCTATATGCAGTTGAGGACTTACTAAATAAATCGGCTGGATACAATCCGTCAAGAATTCTATTTCCATTTGGGAATGACTTCTTGCATATTGATGATCCAACAAACTTAACTCCACAAAACCGCAATCCACTTGATACAGATTCACGTCTAATCAAAATCTACACCAGAGCCAAGAAAGCAGTAATTAAAGCTATTGACTACTGTAGACAAGTAGCACCTGTAGATATTGTATGGATTCCAGGAAACCATGATCCGAATGTCTCATATTATCTATGTGACGTTATCTCTGAAATTTTTGCACATGATGAGTACGTAAACGTGGATGTCGGGCCTAAGTGGAGAAAGTTCTATCCTTGGGGAGAATCTTTAATTTGTTTTACTCATGGAGTAGAAGAACCTATCAGAGATCTTCCAAGTATTATAGCTACAGAGCAACCTAAACTTTGGGGAGATTCTAAATACAGAGAAATCCATATTGGACACAAGCATAAGAAACAAGAAATCAGATGGGTCAATGTGGACACTCATGCTGGAACAGTCGTTAGAATGATTCCCAGTATTGCTACAGAGGATTCATGGCACTATAGAAAGGGATACATCAAAGGATATCATGCCGCTGAATCTTACATTTGGGATATGAGCTTTGGAATGATAGGTCAGTTCACTAGTTATATTGATTATGAGGAGATGGTGGATGATTAAAGAGGTAACATTTTTTCTAAATCATAATTTTGCTCCATAGTGTTAAACGTAATTTGCTCAACATCGAAGCCTTCGTTTTCATAGAAGTACTCACGTTCTCTGGCATGTTTTGCTAGATATTTAACGTCATCTACTATATCGAAAACGAAGGCTCCTTTTTCTTTACTCTCATGTTGTCTCAAAGCACGTCCTATGCTCTGGATAACTCTTATCTTTGATTTAAACGGAGCAGTTAATACCAAGTATTTAAGATTGGGTATATTAATTCCTTGCTGGAAAATTCCATATGTAGCAATTAGAGCAATGTTCTTTTCGTGGATCATCTTCTGTCTCCAATCCTCTCTTAGATCAACGTCATCTTTACCAGATAAAAACACAACACTTCTTTTTGTGTAGTTCTCAAGATGGTATCTTAATAAATTTCCTTCCCTATGAAATCCAACTAGAAGTAAAACATTATCGTCTAAGTAATTCACAAGATCCTTTATTAATCCCAGTCTGAATCTATGCTCAAATGTTTCTCTTTTAACGTCATCGTAATACTCTGCTTCCAGTCCTAAGTGATATTCAACATTTAACATTTTCACATTACACTTTGCTATATATCCTTGTTCTCCTAAGAGTCCAGATGGATATTCTCTTAAAACTGGGCCAAGGAAAGCCTTTGTATTAAGCGTTTCCAGTTCATCGAAAGGCATTGTACCAGTAAATCCAAGTCTGTACCTTGCTTTGGATTTTGAGAATATCTTCTTTAGTTCATGGGCTTTTACTTGGTGACACTCATCTCCAATTATAGCGTCATAGTCATCCAGTTTTTTCATATTGTTTTTCAAGGATTGCCATGTAGTAATTACAATTGTTTTAGCCCATTGAACAGGTTTGTTTTTTATCTTGTCATATATCCTGCCGATATACTTCTCCTTGATTCCATATTCCTGCATGTCTGTATAGAACTGCTCAACTAACTGCTTTGAGGGAACTATAATCAAGGCTCTTCTAACTCTTGTGATTGGTCTATTATCAAGTAGTGTCTTTATTATATAGGAGATGACAAGTGATTTTCCAGAAGCGGTAGCACTCCTGATAATTCCTTTGGTGTATCTTAAACAATATTCAATTGCTTCCTTCTGGTAGGGATGTGGGAATAGAGACAGATCATAGTTAATCTCTAACTCTTCTCCCTTGAATAAATTTTTTACTTCGTCATCTACTTCTAGCTGTACGTCTTTGTGTTTCTTGTGCTCTCTCAAATAGTCCAATAGCAGACCATATGGAAATGTACCAGCTTTAGTGATCAGGGATGTTTCACCATTCCAAACTCCAGCTTGATATGTCGGCATCCAATAGTAATCCTTTACCTTATGAGTAAAGGCTTTCTTCATTGCTTTCATATACTCTGGTGAATTGGTATGAATTTTTATTCGTATGTCTTTATATAATTCCAGTCTCGCTTTAGATGCCATGTCTTTCTCTATCCGTATATGTCTTCATTCTCCAGCCTTGCTGTTCAAAGGCTTTGTAGCACATTTCAAAAAATCTAACTCTTATTTTTTGTTTCTTCAATATCTTCTTCATTTGGATTATTTTCTTATCGGCTGGTAGACAGTATTTCTCAATTTCTGGTTTGCTCCATTCTTCATCTTGGTTGAACCTGTAATGTTTATACTGATTCCCTGTTAAAGCTTCCATTTTTCTTTCAAGCTCCTCATATATGTCAAGCTCTTTGTAGTAAAGCTCTTTATATTTTATGACTTGAAAAGTATTATCCTGTAGCTTCTCTTGGATATTAGTCTCATCGAACTTTACCATTTCTTCAATGGGATGTTCTTCTATCAGTCTTTCAAATATTTCTTTTTCACTAGGCATAGACACCACTCCTATTATAAATATTTACATTATCAACATACTAACATAAGTAAAATAAAAAGTAAACTCACAAAATTTAATATGTTTACAATTGAGCCAATTCTGGTATAATACCCACATGGAACGTGTAAATTCTGATTATCTAGAAAAAATTATTGTCAAAGGTATGACAAGTAATAAGGACTTCTTAGTTCTTGTGTCTTCTGTATTTGAAGCCAAGTATTTTGATGATCCTCACATTAGACATACCTTTGATTTCTGTAAGAACTATTTTGGTGAATACAATGAACTTCCCTCTAGAGACTCTATAATAAACTCTTCTGAGGAGGAAGTAGAAGGACTCAGAAACTTAATAGAAGAAGTAGAAACTTTGGAGTTTGATGTAGCGGAGGGATATCAGTTCTTATTGGAACAATCGAATGACTATTTAAAAGAGAAAGCCCTTAAAAGTGCAATCCTTGAATCTGTAGATGAAGTAGAAGATCCAGAAAGACGTAATAGAATACGTGACAGGATAGAAGATGCACTAGTCAAAGATCTAAAAATAAATTTGGGATTACATTATTTTAGACATCTACAAGACAGATTAAGAAGGATCTTTACTGCAAGCGAAAACAGAGTTCCCACCTTTTTCCCAATATTTGATGAGTTCATTAATAACGGCTTTCCTCCTTTTACTCTAAGTATTTTAACTGCAAAAATTCATGGTGGTAAGAGTAACACAATGGCTAATTTTGCCGCAAGACAAGCCATTAACGGCTTAAATCCAGTAGTAATTTCTCTGGAAATGGGTGAGGATGCTTTTGCTCAAAGGTTCGATGGTATCTATTCTTTGATGGATATAAACAGGATGTACCTTTCACGTCCTAACAAACAAAGATTGATAAGCAGACTAAATGAAATTGGAAGAAGAGAAGGAAGAGGAGAAGTATTCATCAAACAGTTTCCTACTGGAGAAGCTTCTGTAATAGATTTCAAGGTATTTTTGCGTGAATTGATAATGAGAGATATTACTCCGCATATACTTTATGTTGACTACATTAACTTAATGAAAACAGCTTACAAGGTTGAGAATAACATGTATTCAGTAGTCAAGAGAATAGCGGAAGAGCTTAGAGCATTGTCATTTGAATTTGAGATCCCTGTAGTATCTGTATCACAGCTAAATAGACAAGGAACATTTGTTAATTTTGAAGCCCTTGACTTTAACTACGTAGCAGAATCTCTAGGTGTTCCTGCTACCGCTGATTTCATGGCTATACTGGGAACAGACGAAGACCAGATGATTTATGAAAATGAAATTCTTTACAAGATAACTAAAAATAGACTTGGAGGAAGAGTGGGGCAATTCGATAAATTTTATCTGGATGCTAAGAGTTTAAAAATGTATGATCGTAGTGAAATGGATGAATGGATTCAGGATGCTGAAATTTCAGGAGATGAAAGAAGATCAGTAGACCACGATAGTAGAGAAGGAAATGATTAATCAATTATTAGGGCTTTCTTTAGGAGCAATAACTGGAGTTATTGGTAAATTTGTGGGAAATTTATCTGGAGAACATCAATTATATTCAGACTACCAAAGAAGAATATTGGATGAAATGGAGGACTATGAACATTCTTCTTCTATGTCTTGGTTTTCGTCTTCTGCTTCTTCAACTACTGATGACATGGAAAGTGAAGCTTTAGGAACTCCTTATTTTGCAAGTATTAAAAAGAGACTTGGGGAAGAAGAAGAGTTTTTCAAAAAGGAAGAATTCGATGTTGAGTAAAAAGCAAATAAGACTTTTGCAATTACTAGATACTCAATTTGTCAATTGCAAAAAATGTACGCTGTATCCTAACGGAATGGCAAAACCTCTATGGAATCCGTTCAATAGATTTGCGATTATAGGAGAAGCCCCTGGTTTCAATGAGGTAAGAGGAGGAGAACCATTTGTAGGAGAAGCAGGAAAGATATTAACTGATAATATACTAAAACTTGGATTTAAAAGGAGCGATTTTTTAATTATCAATTCTGTTAATTGCAGATGTGTTAAAGCTGGAACTAACGCTAATGGAAAACCTACCAGATCTCAGCTACATGCTTGCCAAGACTGGCTCAGAAAATATTTGAAAGTAGTGAATCCAGAGAAGATACTTTGTCTAGGAAACTTTGCTAAGTACTACTTTACAGAAAGTTGGGATGGAATAATGTCTCAAAGAGGAACATTCAGGCAGTATAAGCTTGACGAAACAAGTAGAGACTTTCCTGTTTTATTTACTATTCATCCTGCTTTCCTGATATACCAAGAAGAGAGGATTAAAGAGTTACAAGCAGATCTGGCACTATTCAAGGAGTTCAAAAATACAGTAGAAGAAAATTGGACTTTCAAAGAAGAGGAATTCGCTATATGAGCATAATAGATGATTATAGCAAGTTTGTATTTGCCAAGGGAAGACAGATGGGTAAAACTGAAATGACTAGAATGACTATTCCTCTTATACGAAAAGTGTTCCCTAAACTAATGGCAGAAGAACTGGTTGGTGTACAGCCAATGGAGGGGGTGAATTATGGAAAGATAATAGAAGCATTAAAAATAATAGACCAGACAAATAAATTTATAGAATTTTTTAAAGAAGAAGAATTTACCATAGAATAAGCCGATGGGATGAAGAAATCCATAACGCTTGAGGAGGTATCATGTTTAAAAATTGTTATTATGACACACAAACTTCAACTATCCATCTTTGGGAGCAATTAGAAGGAGAAGATCTAAAAACCGAAATTCCTTGGACACCTTATCTTTTCTTACCTTCCAGAAAATCAGACATCAAAACAATCTACGGAAAACCAGTACACAAGAAAGAATTTGAGAATTACTTTGACTACCATAAATTTCATAAAGCTAACAATGCCAGTCATCTTTATGAAAACAATGTGAAGTTTGAGACTCAGTTTCTTGCAGAAAGATATCATGGGATACCAGACGAAGATATCTATGTTCCAATTTTGAGAACCTACTACATAGATATTGAAGTCTACTCTAAAGACGGAGGATTTCCAGATCATAGAAATCCAAAAGATCCCATAACCGCTATCTCCATAAGAGATAGTAGATCTTCAAAAGTGATGACGTTTGGATTTAACTACGTCAATAATAGAGTCAAATATACTGGTAACAGAATAGAAGGATTAACGTATGTTCATTGTGAATCGGAAGAAGAACTTTTGAGAAGGTTTCTGAAATTTTTACATTACGAAGATGGTAAAAATGCACCAGACGTTTATAGCGGCTGGAATATTTGGGCTTTCGATTTACCTTACATAATCAATAGAACAAAGAATATTTGGGGAGATCAAGAAGGAGCGGAGATGTACAGTCTCATGTCTCCTATAAAGAAGGTCAGTATTTGGAAGCAAAAACTTTCCAATGATATTAACATTGACATGGGAGGAGTTACTATTCTGGATTACTACAATGTGTATCGCTGGTATGGAAAGAAGCTTGAGAGATACACACTTGAGTATGTCTGCCAAAAAGAACTAGGCAAGGGAAAACTTGACTGGTCAGAATATAAGAACCTAAATGAGTTAATGGAGAATGACTGGAATACCTACATTGAATACAATGCCATTGATACCATACGTGTGCATGACTTGGAAAACAAGCTAGGGTATATCCGAATGATCCAAGCTTTAAGTCTTCTTTGCAAAGCTCCTATGAAATTCTACAACGCTCAAACCCAGTTGATTGACGGTTTGATGTTAACTCACTACAGGAGAAATAATCTTTGTGCTCCTCATTTCTATGGAGGAAATCAGGAACCATTTCAAGCGGCACATGTTAAAGATCCACACGTAGGATTGCACCAATGGGTAGTGGATGTTGATATCACAAGTAGCTATCCATCCCATATTATCACATTGAACATGTCTCTTGAAACCTTTGTTGGTAAAGTCTCTGGTATGCCTGAATATCAGGTAGTCAAAAATGTTGCCAGAAGAGAATTCGGTGAATTTAAAATGTTGAAAGAAGAAAAAGGAGAATGGAAAGTTGTAAAAGTTGACAAATTTAAATTGGAAAAATTTAACACCGCTCTGAAAAGAGGACTATTGGCTATTGCACCTAACGGAGCTATATTCTCCACTACTAAAGAAGGAGTTGTGGCACAAGTCGAGAAGAATGTGTTCTTTAAACGAAAAGAAGTAAAAGGCAAAAGAGATGAACATGGACACAAAGCAAATGAGACAGAAGGTAAAGAACAGCAAAGACACAAAGAGCGTGAAAGAGAACTTGACTCATTGCAAAGTGCTCTCAAAATTATGATGAACGCTTTCTTTGGTATTATGAGTGTTCCGTATTCCAGATACTTTAATGTTCATATTGCTTCTGCTATTACCGCTGGAGGAAGACACACCATCAAACAGGGAGAAGTATTTTGTAATGAGCTTCTAAATGATCCAAACGAAGATCTTATAGAGATCTTGAAGGACTTGGGATTTATTGGTGCTCCTCCAGTTCTAGATAAGGATTACGTAAAGTACATTGATACTGATTCTCTATTTGTTGGATTGGGAGAATGGATTAAAGATTATGGACTAGGTGATGCATGGAGTAATTTTGATAGAGAAGAAAAAATAATGTGGATTAAGAAAATCTCTAGCATCATTGAAAAGTACATTGACGATAGGATCTTCAATGAAGTCCAGTTGAGAGATTACAATTCTCAAGTACATGATTTTAAGATAGGATTCAAACAAGAGATTATCGCTCAATCCGCTCTATTCGTGAAGAAGAAGAAATACTCTTACTATCTTGTAGATAAAGAAGGAGTACCAAAGGATGAGCTAAAGACTACAGGATTAGAGATTGTTAGAAGCGATAGCTCAGAAGCCATTAGACCACGTTTGAAAAAAGTAATGGAGATGATTGTTAAACAGGAACCAGATAAAAACATAACCGCTACCATCCGTAAGTATCGCAAGGAACTAAGGGAGATGTCTCCAGAGGAGCTAGCCGCAAACGTAGGAATAAACAATATCCGCAAGTACATTAAACCAGCCGATGGACATCCTCATGGAAGACCAGTAAAGGGAACTCCTTGGCATGTCAAGGGAGTCTACAATTACAGGACTCTTTTAGATCATTTGGATATCAAGGATAAGTATGAGGACATTCAAGAAGGTCTAAAAGCAAAGGTTATCTATGTCAAGAAGAATCCGTTTGAAGTTGACACCATAACATTTCAAGAATGGCCCATTGAGTTTAATGACGTGCTCCAGTATGATCACGAAACCATGATTGAAAAATTTTTCGTCAACAAAATAAGGACGCTTCTTGAGCCGCTAGGCAAGGAGCATATCATTGACCATGACGAAGAAAAATTGAAGGTTTTTTTCTAATAGATTTCTAATAGATTTCTAATAGACGCTAATAGAAGGTGACGCAAATTGTTGTCAAAGTGACAATTTTTGTCACCTTTTTTTATGGTATATCTCCGTAAGTATCTGATTTTATTACAAGTGGGTGTTTGGCACGAAACTTGCTTATATAATAGATTAGAATAAATAAATTAATTCTAAAAAAAGCTTGACAATGTACCTTATATAAGATAGAATGAAATTAGAAACGATGGAAAAAAACCAAAACCACAAACCATTAAATAGGAGAAAAAAAATGAGTAACAAAGTCTACGAAATTGTAACTCAGAGAATCCTTGAAAGTCTTGAAAATGGTGAGATTCCCTGGCATAAACCTTGGAAAGCCGCATGGAATGTACGTATGCCGCATAACCTTGTTTCAAAAAAAGCCTACAGAGGAATCAACGTGTTCTTGCTGGCTTTCGCTCCGTTTGATTCACCTTACTGGTTGACCTTCAACCAATGCCGTAAGCTTGGTGGCAAAGTCAAGAAGGGTGAAAAATCCAGACTGGTTGTTTTCTGGAAAGTCTATGATAAAGAGGTAGAGACAGATGACGGTAGCGAAATGCAGAAACGCTTTGTGCTCCGCTACTACAATGTCTTCAATACGGAGCAATGTGAAGACTTGGATCTTAGCAAGGTTCAAAACGATACTGACCAGATTGACTTCAATCCGATTGAGGAATGTGAAGAGATCGTAAACAACATGCCTAATCTACCGACCATCAGGCATCAGGGATCTTCCGCTTATTATCGGAGAAGTGAAGATTTGGTTAACATGCCGCCTAAAAATTCTTTCGATTCAGAAGAGAATTACTACAATACCAAGTTTCACGAATTGGCTCATTCTACGCAACATGAAAGCCGCTTGAATCGTCCAGATGAAGAGGATCATGCTTACAGCAAGGAAGAGCTTGTAGCCGAAATGACAGCCGCTATGCTTTGTGGAATGGCAGGAATCGAAACTAAAGTAATTGATAACTCTGCCGCTTACATTCAGCATTGGAGCAAGGCTTTCAAAGACAATGTAAAGCTGGTTGTGGAAGCCGCTCAAAAAGCGCAAAAAGCCGCTGACTACATTCTTAACAAAAACGAAAACAATAGCTAGAGGATGGGGAACAAGAAATCCATTTGGGAGAGATTCAGGGAACAAGAAATCTGAATCTCTCCCCCTCTACGAAAGGAAATAAAATGAATTGCAAACATGAACATAAAAAAGACTTCTCCTGCTACTCATTCGGTGAACAGAAAAGAATTGAGCATGAATATTGTCCAGATTGCAAAGGACATTTTTTCAAGGGTGTCTTCTGGTCAAAAGAAGAGTGGGAGAAATGGATTAACGATGATCCTACCTTCGATACTGGAAGTCAAGACAAGGGATTCAATAACGTCAAGACTTTAGGAGAAGCCAAAGAGATCTTCGCTAAACACACCGCTCCGTATGTAGACATTGTACAGAATCGTTTTGCTAAACAACGGAGATGGGGCCAGGAAGGTTATGACTTGGGTGTTCATCAATACTTCATTGACAAGGACGGAGATGAGCTTGGCTACTACACTCCGATAATGCAGACCGTAATGATCTTTGCTGTTCCAAGGAAAGTAGGAATTAAGCAGGATCTAATCTCTATAGGATAGAAAGGATAAAAAATGAAAAAGCTAATAATAATTATATCAATTTTACTTTCATATGGATGCATGACAAAAGAATCAATTAAAAGTGGAATAACCACAAACCATGATCCGTATATTAAATCTACTTGTATT